AGTTTAAATTGTGCTATAACATCTTCAATATTGATCAATCTGGAGACGATATATTATCCTTCAATACCGAAACTAATGAGTGGTCCTATGTAGGAACCACTCGCTTCGAACCAATATTAATTAAGCTTGAGAAAATCTTTCTTTCATGTACATCATGGATATCGATGAAGTTGACGCTCCCATCAACTATAATCTTGCTGAAACCGGTCCTAGTACCAGTGGATTACAAAACGCTGCTACAATTATACCTGATGAATTGTATAGACAAGAAAGAGGAATTGAGTCTGTTCTCACCGCGCTCACAGAGTACCTTAAACCACTCAATATACATGCTAAACATACACAACGCGAATACCGAGACTATTGCCGTCAAGTTAGCGGAAGTTCAGCGACGCTGTCGCTTCCATACTATGGTGAGGGCGCCGTATTTACGGTACCTAGAAAGGCTTTCCACAGATACAGATTTTGCGGTTCGTATGATGGACATGAATTTATTCAATGCCTTATTAGCAAAGGACACGTCATGGTGCCGATAGTTCCAGTTGAGTCACCTCATATATGCATATTTGGTCGGAAATGCATCGTAGCATTCAGCCAAATGTGCAACATACCTACCGAACGCTGCGAATACTTTGATGGCGCATGCACTGAGTACTCTGATGAGAATTTAGTGTATCTTGCTTCATTCATAGAGAGTAACATAATTGTATTCAGCGAATGCAATAATGAGATAATCAGCGTTAAAACTTATAATGACCCCAATACTTTATGCTTTATCACGTCGGGTGATGGCCATCCACTAAATCTAGTAAGAGTCAAGTCTGAACTCATTGGATTAATGTTTGAGGGATATGGAATGATATCCTCTGATACACCCGCCGATCTGCCATCAGAAGCGAACAATATATTGATAACTCATATTAATTTGCGTTCGCGAATGGTGTCCAAAATGTTATATGATAATAGACCTTCACGTCCACGGCGTATCGATATATCGAATACGTCGTCAAAAGCACTTCACCCCCCTCATAATCAGCCCGGATTGTATGGACATAAATATGATGAGGTATGGGCGACTAGGATGGTTAAACATCTCATGCGTCTCACATCTCAATTGTATGGAGTCACTTGTACCACAACACTTGGACAAGTAAACATGCCTGGTGCGAAGTTTACTTCTCCTAATCCTTTCGAAGTCATAACCACAGCCGATATATCGGAATATGGTGTTGAGAATGCATCGTATGAACAACCATATCGAGTTATTAACGCTGAAGATCATTTCGATATAGAATATCTTGGATATTTATCCAGAATATCAAGACCAACACATTTCGCATATCATTGGCTACGCGACTCTGATGTGGTCACCGAGAAATTATGTCTTGCTATCCCGCACGTTTATGAGAGCAAAATGCGCGCATATCATTTTATTCGCGTCTACTCTGTGCATAATGGCACAGTGCAGTTTCCATTAACATACAATTACTGTATTGTTACTTTTGGATCCAGTTGTCCACAGCCAAATTATTTATTACCATATTTCGTGATGCCCCTAGCTGGCGGTCTGCAAGTGTTCGATTCAATATGGGATATTGACGATGGACTAATAGGCGGAACGAGGTTTGAGCGCAGAGGTATTCTGCATCCAGACCCAGCCATTCTGGAAGCAATACATGAAAATTTTCAATTCATTAATGATCCTGACAGTATTCCAATAGTAAGAGTGGACGCATCATTAATAAATAACGTTGCGTTTCGTTTCTCTCTATATGCACGACATGCTCTTTTGCCACGTATCCTGATTAAACGTAAACAGTATCGTTATGTTCCAAAATATCAGGTCCTACACGCAAGGCATGATCCAAAATATATTATGAAGCCAAAAATTGCATGCTCAGCATCAATACGCACTCTTACTATCTTTGGAGATATAACCCAGTACCCGTGCGGGGATATGACTAGCTCCAATAATCCGAGAATGAACAAACATGCTTGCTTGACAAGCCTGTTTAGATACGCGTCTATGCTATCATTACCGCGATGCTCATTATGTGGTAAAAAGTTTCCTAGCGAGGGATTAAGTTATTTATGCTGCCAGTACATCAATGAATATGTTCGAGTTCACACGCGTGGGATCCGACTAACCTGTAGCGTGCGGCACAATTGTATTTGCGCCCTCTGAGGATTCTAAACTTGTCTCAATTTTTGTGC